AACGCTTATTATCCAATAAGCAATTTAAAAATGGCAGAAGTAAACAGAGATGTACTGCTTAAACATTCGGAAAACTTTAAACAAAAATTAAACGAGTTTGGATGGATGATGCCTATTGTTATTTCAAGTGATGGAGATATAATAGAAGGACATCATAGGGTTGTATGCTCAAGACTTTTAAAGCAAACGACAGTACCAGCTTACATTGTTGATTGGGTTGATACAAATAAAGGTAAAGAGCATTTAAACGCTATTATAAGCCTAAACAACGGAAATAAGGCTTGGACTACTTTAGACTACTTAAAAGCATTTTCAAAAGAAAATAAACAATATGCCAAAGTTTACGATGCGTACCTTAAAAATAGAAATAACGTATCTGCTGGTAATGTGGTAAATAGTTTTTTCGGCTCACAATCCAAAAACTTTAAAAAAGGTCAATCTATTATAAAGGATGAAAAATTCTCTTTATACTTATTAGATAAAATATCTAACTTAGTTAATGATTATGGTAAAAGTAATGTTCAGGCGTACTGTGTAAGGGAAATGATTAATATAGGTTTTTCAAAGGCTTTTAAAGATTATAAAGCTATGGACTATTTATTTGCAGAATATGGAAGACTGGCTAAACTTGAACATCCTGCTGCTACTTCAATATCAAAATTTAAGCCTTTAATGGAAGTTAATTTAAAACATTTTTATAGAAAATAAAATTATGAAACGAGCAACCTATTTACATTACGAGAACGGAAAAGGCTATGACGTTATAGACTTTATAAAGGATTATGAACTAAACTTTAATAGAGGGAATATAATTAAGTATATTTGCAGAAGCGGAAAAAAAGACGATGAGTTAAAAGACTTAGAAAAAGCAGCGGATTATTTAAAACGTGAAATAGAATACCTAAGAGAGCAGCAGCAACAATGGATAGAAAAAAACAAATAGAATACTATAAACAAATGGAACAAAAAGAACTAGAACACCAAGAACAAGTTAGAGGCGTACAAGATGACCCTATAACACACAGACACCTAAGCTATTTAAAATGCGTATTGATAAGTCAATTACTACTAGAAGCAAACGATGACTTAAAAGGAAGCGTAGGGTTTAAACAAAACGTAAAGCTGCAAGTCAATAAGACATCAAAACTATTGGAAGGAATATATCAAGAAGGATTTAATAGTGTGTACAATAACAATCCCGAAATGTGTACCAATGTACTAAACAAAATAGATAACCTAATGCATAAAGTAAAAGTAGCAACTATTGATGAACTAGTAATGATAGACGCACTAGTAGACAACTACTTCCAGAACAAAGAAGAACATAATAAAAACCAAAAAGCAGAATTCACTAAATTAGATTAATATGTATATAAATATAGAAATAAGAAACACAGACCAAAAAGACTATTATAAATTCCTTATAAACGGATTAGACTTAGGAACTTGGGAACGCTCAGACCTTAGACACTTAATAGAAACAATAGACAATAAAATATAAACAATGAGATTAGATATATTAAAACAAGCAGTAGATAAAAAATTTGGTTTAGATATAGCCACAAGGTCAAGGAAAAGAAAATATGTATATCCAAGAAAAGTATTTTGTAAACTAGCAAGAGATACCAAGGCAACGTTTAGAGAAATAGGAAACGAAATAAACACACAGCACGACCTTGTTGTATTCCACTGCAATACAGTAGATGTTATAGACTACGAACACAAAGATAAACACGATGAACTAATAGCCGAACTAGGGTTGGTATTTTCAAAGCCTTTCACAGACATACAAAAAGCAAAAATAAAAAAAGAAATAGAACAAATAAACACAAAAGAAACATTAAAGCGTATTAAGTGCATTACAGACGTTATAAGTCAATGGGACATAGAAACAGTACAAGAGTTTAAACAAACACGACTAGACCCATTTAACGCATCATTAAAGACTAGAATAAAGCCAAAGACTATAAAGGAAGTAAAAGGAGCGTTATTAAACAACCGAGTTAAAAACCCTGTGCTATGCTAGTAACAAACGAAGATAATATGCAGTTAATGGCAAGGTATGAAGATAACCACTTTGACCTTGCTATTGTAGACCCACCTTATGGTATTAATGTTAATGTAAGTATGGGTAGGCGTAAAGGCGACAAAAAAAGTAATTACCATAAATTTGAAGGAGAAGATAAAAATATACCAAGTAATAGTTACTTTAAAGAATTGTTTAGGGTTAGTAAAAATCAAATTATATGGGGTGGTAATTATATGACAGATTATTTATATCCAAGTCCTTGTTGGTTGTTATGGGATAAGGGTTTCAGTGAAGATGTAACATTTGCTCAATACGAATTAGCGTGGAGTAGTTTCAAGACAAGTGCTAAAAAATATGATTATAATGCTGCTAAAAACAGAAATAGAATACACCCAACTCAAAAACCTGTTAAATTATACGAATGGCTTTTAATGAACTACGCTAAAGAAAACGACAAAATACTTGACACTCATTTAGGAAGTGGCTCAATAGCTTTAGCCTGTCATAATCTAGGATATGATTTAACAGCTTGCGAATTAGACAAAGAGTATTACGTTGCAGCAATAAAAAGAATAGAGCAACACAAAGCACAAATAAGAATGTTCTAAAAAAAAGTAATTCTGTTTATATATTAGTAGGATTGATTAAACAATTTTATTTCAATATGGATAATAGAAAAAATAATGGTGGAGCTAGGAAAGGAGCTGGGAGACCATCAAAGGTAGATGAGTTAAAACTTATAGAACGCTTAGATGCTATAATAGACAAAGACGAAGCACTAGGTAAACTGGGTGAGCTAGTTGCTAAAGGCGATATGAGAGCCGTACAACTGTATTTAAGCTATCGTTATGGCAAACCTAAGGAAAGTGTTGACATTAACTCTAGTGAGGGTTTAAACATCAATTTTAGAGATTTAATAAAGTTCGTTGATTAAAGTAAAGAAAAAATATATGCCTATTGTTGATAGCGACAGTAGGTATTTTATAGTGAGTGGTGGGCGTGGTTCTGGGAAGTCTTTTTCAGTAAACGCCCTTTTAGTGATGCTAACATACGAACAAGGTCATACGATACTGTTTACACGTTATACGCTAACCTCAGCTTACATATCAATCATTCCAGAATTTATTGACAAGCTAGAACAGTTCGGCTCAATAGCAGATTTTCACATAACCAAAGATGAGATACTAAACAAAAAGACTGGAAGTAAAATAATATTCAGAGGTATTAAAACCTCAAGCGGTGACCAGACTGCAAACCTTAAATCTTTACAAGGCATTACAACGTGGGTGGTAGATGAAGCAGAGGAACTAGTTGATGAACAAAAATTCGATACTATTGATTTGTCAGTAAGACAGCAAGGCAAACCAAATAGAATTATATTAATACTTAACCCAACGACAAAAGAACATTTTATATATAGACGTTTCTTTGAGGATAGAGGGGTGCAAGAGGGCAGCAATACAACTAAAGAAAACACTACATATATACACACTACTTATAAGGATAATATAAAGAACTTATCTAAAAGCTATATAGACCAAATAGAGCAAATGAAGATAAGACGCCCAGATAAATACAAACAACAAATGTTAGGCTCGTGGTTAAACAAAGCAGAGGGGGTTATATTTAATAATTGGAGTGTAGGAGAGTTTAAGCATATAGGCACAAGTGTATGGGGTCAAGATTATGGTTTCGCAGCAGACCCTAGTACATTAGTTGAAGTTAATATCGATAGTTCTAACAAACGTATTTATTTAAAGGAATGTTTCTACTTACAAAGACTAACAACGTCACAAATAGCACAGCTTAATTTAAAACACGCTAGAGAGGGTTTAATCGTTGGGGATAGTGCAGAACCTAGACTACTAAGCGAAATAAAAGCTAAAGGTTGTAATGTACGCCCTAGTATAAAAGGTCAAGGGAGTATCACATACGGAATAAGTTTACTGCAAGACTATGATATTATAGTAAGTCCAGATAGTACTAACTTAATTAAAGAACTAAATAATTACAGATGGCTAGAACGTAAATCTAATACGCCAATAGATAATTGGAATCACTTACTCGATGCAGTCCGTTATGCAGTAGGCTTTCAATTACAAAACCCAAACAGGGGTAAATATACAGTGTCTTAGTTACTAAAATAAATTAAAAAAGTTTATATATTAATATGGAAGTAAAGTTAGTTATACCAACAACGTTAAATGAAATCACTCTAGGACAGTATCAGGAGTTTTCAAAACTAGATATTACAAAGGAGTCAGAGGTGCAGTCTAAGATGATTGAGATATTCTGCAAAGTACCTGTTGAGGTTGTACGTTCAATGAAAGCAAAAGATATAACGGATATTTGTACCGTCATAAATACTATGTTTGATGTAGAACATCAGATGTTAAATAGATTTCAATTAAACGGTAAAGATTACGGATTTATACCAGACTTAGAAAATATGAGCTTTGGGGAGTACGTGGACTTAGATACCTTTATAGGCGATAACGATAATCTACATAGAGCTATGAATGTTTTATATAGACCTATTGATTTAAAGCAAGGGCAAAGATATACATTAAAAGAATATGACCCAGATGTAAATGAAGAAGCTAAGAACTATCCTTTAGATGCGTGTTTTGGTGCTATGGTTTTTTTTTACGATTTAGGGAAGGACTTATCGACAGTTATTCTGAACTCTTCCAGCAAACAGAACGAGGAGAATTTAGTGAAATATCTGGCTTCACAGCCAGATGGAAATGGTACAATTCAATATATGCAATCGCTAACGGAGATATTACAAAGTTTGAAGATATCACTAAACTAAACGTACACGAGTGCTTAACGTATTTAACATATACAAAAGAAAAAAACGAAATAGAAGCAAGGAATATTAAAAACAAATTCAAATGAGCCAAACAGGAATAAGAGGTTATTATTTATTAACACAAGCTATCAAAGATGCTTTACTAGGTGATATAAATGTAAACACCGTTACAGAGGGTGATTTATTTGATATTGATTTGTCTAAGCAGTCTATATTCCCTTTATCACATTTGATTATTAATACAGTTACAGCACAAGAAAGCGTTCTTAGATTTAACATTTCTATTTTAGCAATGGATATTGTAGATGAAAGTAAAGAACCAACAACGGATATATTTATAGGAAACAATAATGAACAGGACGTTTTAAATACACAACTAGCGGTATTAAATAAGTTAGTACAAGTTTTAAGGCGTGGAGATTTATACAGCGACAAATATCAATTAGATGGTGACGCAAGTTTAGAACCGTTTGTAGATAGGTTTGAAAACAAGGTAGCTGGATGGACAGCAACGTTTGATATATTAGTGAATAACGACATTACAATATGTTAGCAGATAAATCCCTACAAGAAGAATTAAACAAGTTCGCTAAGTACGTTATACAGCAAAGCCGTAGCAACTTATCTAAAAGCAGTAAGAACGACACTAAGGGACTTTATAATAGTTTAGGTTATAATGTAGAGCTAACACCTAAAGGTGCTGAACTAGGCTTTAGTATGGAACAATACGGTCAGTTTCAAGATAAAGGAGTTAGAGGTAAATCATCAAGTGCAAAAGCACCGAACAGTCCGTTTAGGTTTGGAAGTGGCACGGGCAAAAAGGGAGGATTAACGAATAGTATTAATAAGTGGGTTAAACGAAAAGGAATACAATTTAGAGATAGGAAGTCTGGCAGATATTTAAGTTATAAAAGCACAGCGTTTTTAATATCAAGAAGCATATACCAAAAAGGTATCAAGCCAAGTTTATTTTTTACTAAGCCGTTTGTAGCTGCGTTTAAAAGACTTCCAGATGAACTAATTGAAGCGTACTCTTTAGGTTTAGAAAAAGATTTAATAAAATTAACAGAACGATAAAATGGCAAAAATTAACACAAGAAGCCCTTACTATGTATATTTAAATGAAAGCGATTTAACAAGTGCTACTTTAAAACTGTGGATATATAGCGGAAATCAAGGAGCAGCACCAACTACACCAACTTACATTTTAAATTCTACTGCTGTAAACTCAACAATTAATTTTGAGATATCAGAACTTGTTAGGGATTATATGGATTACAATCCTTCTACTGTTTCGACACCTGTTGTTTGGGTTGATTATCAAATCACAAAAATAGTTGCAGGAGTTGAGTCTGTTTTAACAACAGTTCAAAATAAAGGCTTTTATGGTTATGGGTATTTCCAAGAGGGAATAAATCCACAAAATGATTCTAGTTTATTACAGTCTAATTTAAAAATCGTTAAGTTAGATGATGCAGCCGTTTATTTGCCTATTGATAATAGTAAAACTTCAAGCGTTTCTTTTTATCATAACGGACAGGAAATATATAAACAAAACATTATTGGGTCAGTTTCAAATTTGTTTCAAATACAATACATAACAAACTCAGTAAGTCCATCAGATGAGTTTGAAGATAGGGTTTTAAATGATGGCGGTACTTTCGAGGGCAACCTTTGTTTAGATTCATTCTTAGATAGTACAACGTTATTTCCTGTTGACACCATATATGTTAATTCAATAGATGGGAGTGTTGACCTTATAAAAGTTGAAAACATTGAGGAATGCAAATATCAGCCTTACAAAATAAGTTTTATAAATAAGTTCGGTGCATTGCAAGATGTGTGGTTTTTCAAACGTAGCAATAAACAACTATCCACTAAAAAAGAGGGTTTCAAAAGAAATACACTTACAGCAAATAGTTATGCAATAAACCAACACCAACAAAAGAACCTATATAAAATGGGTACTGAAAAAATGGACTTGAATACTGGTTACTATCCAGAAGATTATAATGAAGTATTTAAGGAAATGCAGCTTAGCGAGGATGCTTGGATTGAAATAGACAACCAAATTATACCTGTCAATATAACGGATTCTAGTTTTAGCTACAAAACAAGTTTAAATGATAAGCTAATAAACTACACTATAAAAATAGACTTTGCTTTTGACACGATAAATAACATTAGATAGATGCAGATAATTGACTTATATATAAGGGATGGGAATAAGTATAGTTCTAATGGAGATTTTCCAACTCAAACAAGGCTAGTTGATACATCAACAGACTTCACAAGTGGTGACTTTAAAGTGGGTCAAATAATTGAAAACCTTACAACTGGTATTTTAGGTACTATTACTGCAATCGCACCTAGTGGGAATGTTAATGCTTTAGATATTGATGGCGGGTCGTTTTCTGGTAACAATCAACCATATCAAATATATAACGAATTTACAAAGTTAGATTTGTTTAAAGATGAAAGCGTTTCTATTACAGATAGTATTCAAAACGTAAAAGACCCATCTAAAATATTTGCACCTTTTAGTCAACAATTTAGCGTACCTGCTTCAAAGAATAACAATAAAGTTTTTAAACATTATTATAATGGTAAGATTGAAAACAGTTACGATGCTAGATATAAAGGTGATGCTTTAATACAGCTAAACGGATTAAATTACAAAATAGGAAAGTTCAGCTTAACATCTGTTGAATTAAAAAACAATGTAGCTTATTCTTATAAATTAGTTTTTACAGGTGAATCTGTTGAGTTTAAAGATTTACTAGCTGAGAATGAACTTAGTACTTTAGATTACCCAGATACTTTAAATTTTGTATATGAAAGCGATTTTGTAAAAAGCAAATTAAGAGGAGGTTCTGAAGGTGATGATTTAGTATTTCCACTTATAACGCACAGTAAAAATATGCGATACGGCTATGATGGTCAAGAAGGTTACAAGGATGTTATAAGTAATACGTATATAAATTATTCTGATTTAAAACCAGCATTAAAATGTAAAGTTATAATTGATGCGATAGAAAACACTTATCCAGAAATAAAATTTAGCCCTCAGTTTTTTAATAGTTCTACATTTAAAAAGCTTTATATGTGGCTTCATAGAGAAGAAGGTTTTTTGTCTAATTCTGATGAAGGTGGTGCAGTTCAAACAATAAGTACTAGATTTTCATTTCAACCAAGTATTTGGACTGGTAATTATAATTATTACGACTTTGTTTCTGGAACAGATTTAAGACCTGCAGCTCCATTTTTCGAGCAAACGGGACAATGGAGGATAACTCACGGATATTTATTTGAATTAACAGTTAATTCACCTGACCCAAATAGGACTTATGATGTGCAAATATTAAGAAATTCTAATAATTCAGAAATAGCGAATTTCAGTGGGACAGGAACTCAAACTTTTTCTCATCAGTTTTCACCAGACACTTGGGGTGAGGAAAATATTAATGTGCAGGTAAATATAATAACAGCCAACACTTTAGGAATGTCACAAGATTTGGTTGTGACTGAAAATTACAGGGTTGGATTAAGTTCTTGGTTTTCTGTTGACCAAGGTGTTTATGAAAAGTTAGCTCCTGCATCTGAAAACGTAGTTACAATAAGCAGGCAAATGCCTAAAATTAAAATATTTGATTTTCTTAAAAACATTTTTACGATGTTTAACTTAACCGCATATAAAGAGGATGGGATAATTAATATTTTACCTTTAGATGATTATTACAATGAAGGAAATTACTATGATATTACTGAGTACGTAGATACAGAAAAATCAAAAGTATCTAAATTATTGCAGTTTAAAAATATGTTATTTAAATTTAAAAGCAAAAAATCATATTTAGTACAATTTTCAGAAGAACAGCAAGGTAATAAATTTTCAGAAGAAAGCTACGGAAATGATAAATGGGATGGAGGGAATTATAATGTTGAAGTTGGTTTTGAAAAAATGATGTACGAAAGATTAACTGATGAAGAAACCGGTGACTTAACAAAAGTTGTACAAGGTGCGATGTTAGATAAAAAATTTGAACCAACAATCGGTGAACCTTTATTGCTTTATTGTTTAAGCACTCAAACTAGTGGTGGTGTTTCAGACCAAATTTTATTTGAAGAACCCAATGAAGATACAACAGTTATTAATCCCTATCTAAGACCTTCTAACTCGTTGCCAAATATATCAACAGGGGTCATTAATGATACTTTAAATTTTGGTGTTGAAACTGATGAATACACTTTAAACACTGGAACACAAGAATCATCTAATGATTTATTTACTAAATATTACAGAAATTATGTGGCTAATATTTTTGCAAGGGATTCTAGAAAATTAAATGTTACTGCTTATTTACCTTTAAATGTAATTTTAAATTATAGACTAAATGATGTTTTTATTATAAATAATACCGAGTACAGAATAAACTCAGTAAAGACAAATCTATTGACAAATAAAACAGATTTAGAATTGTACAATTTACAAGTGAATACATCGCAAAGCATAAACGGACAAAGACCAGATTTAAACAGAGTTCAGAATTTAGAAACAACAAGCAAAACATCTTCTAAGATAGCTTTTGATTGGGATGCTATAACCGATTCTAACCTTATTAAATATGATATATATATAGATGATGTTTATGATACTTCTGTTTTATCTACCGAGCCTACTGGTAAGGAACGGTTAAATTTAGACCCTGACACAACTTATAAAATATCTTTAAGACCAATTTACGATATTGATGGAGATGAGTTTGCGGCGTTTGACACTGATTTATTTGAAACAACCTTATAATATGATTAAATTAATAATAGAAAGTTTAAAGTACGCTAACGGAGAAACCGAAAACTTGCGAATAGCACAAGGCAAATATAAATTACCAACCACTTTAAAAGAGGGTTACAAAACGTTAAAACAAGAGATACGATGGCAATAGAAAAAACAATTGAATTAAATGTTGATAGTGGTGGTGCTCAGGCTGACTTTGGAAAGTTAGCAGATGCGATACAAGAACTTAATAAATCATTTTCTAAATTTTCAGACACTACAGAGAAAGGTCTTGAAGATATAACTAAAAGCTCAAAGAAAACTCAGAAAGGAGTTGGACTTATAAGTAAAGGGTTTAAAGGTTTAGGACTTGCTATGAAAGCCGCTGGGATTGGTTTAATTATATCCGCTCTTTCTGGATTAAAAGATGTGTTTAGCCAAAACCAAAAAGTTGTAGATGTATTCTCAACAGCGTTTGAAACGTTTTCTATTGTAGCAAATCAAGTTGTAACGGCGGTTATAAATGTTTATGAGTCTATTGCTAAAAGCTCTGAAAACTTTAACGATCTAGGCGAGGTTTTAGGGAGTGTTATTAAAATAGGTATAACTCCATTAAAACTAGGTTTTTATGCTATAAAATTAGCTTTACAAACAGCTCAATTAGCTTGGGAGAATTCATTCTTTGGAGATAAAGACCCAGAAACAATAACGCGATTAAATGCAGAAATAAAAGAAACTACTGAAAACATTAAAGAGGTTGCTGTTGATGCTTTAGATGCTGGTAAAAATATAGCTGCAAATATAGGAGATGCTATTGGTGAGGTTGCTAATATTGGTAAAATAGCTGGTGAAGAACTAGGTAAGATAAGTGTAAAAGCCGCTTTAGAAACAGCTAAAACAAACATTGAATTAAAAAATAGTGCTGAACTTGCAGCCGCCCAACAATTAAGATTAGTTGAACAATATGATAGACAAGCTGAACAACTAAGGCAAGTTAGGGATGAAGAACGTAATACAGTAGCTGAGCGTAAAGAAGCTAATGATAAACTTTTAGAGGTTTTAGCAGAGCAAGAAAAAGCAATGTTAAAACAAGCTGATATGCAAGTAGCGGCAGCACAAAACGAAGTAAATAAAAACAATACTATAGAAGCTCAAGTTGCTTTAATAGATGCCTTAGCAAACAAAGAAGGGATTTTAGCTCAAGTTGAAGGCTTACGTTCAGAACAAAAAGCAAACGATTTAGCACTTGACAGAGAACAAATAGAGCTCACAAACTCAAAGCTAGAAAGCGAAAGTAATTTATCAATAGAACGTAAACGATTTAATGCGGAGCAAATAGATGACGAATTAGCACGTTTAGAAGCATTAAAAGAAATTGATTTACTAGAAGCTGAACAAGAAACCATTAGGCTTCAAGCTATTGTTGATAATGCAAATGCAGAAACCCAAGCAAAGATAGATGCTCAAATTGCTTTAGATGATTTTACAGAACAATCTAGACAAACTAATTTAAGTAGGGATACTGAACTAGAAACGGCTAAAAAGGATTTAGACCAAAAAACTAAAGATGCTAAGATATCAAACCTAGAAGCTGTTAGCGGTGCTTTAAATGGTCTTAGTGCTTTAGCAGGTGAAAATGCAGAAGCACAGAAAGGAATAGGAATTGCACAAGCGGTAATTGATACATATCTTGGAGCTAATAAAGCTTTAGCACAAGGTGGAATAGCAGGTCCAGTTGCAGCGGCTGGAATTATAGCATCTGGTTTAGCTAATGTTATAACGATTGCAAAAACAAAAATACCAAAACAAAAAGGTTCATCAGGTGGTGTTTCAACTGGTGGAACGCCTTCTGCACCAACACCTCCAAGTTTTAACATTGTAGGCTCAAGCGAAACAAGTGCTTTAGGTGATGCGGTAGCTAGTCAAACAAACGAACCTGTTCAAGCCTATGTAGTTTCAAACGATGTAACAACTGCGCAAAGTTTACAAAATAATATTGTAGAAGGTGCAACAATATAAAAAACAAAAATAAATAAATTTAATTATATATTATTATGAGAATAGTCGAATTAATATTAGACGAGGAAAGCGAACTAGGAATTGAAGCTATAAGCGTTGTGGAATCTCCTGCTATTGAAGAAGATTTTGTAGCCTTAAAAAGCCAAGAGTTTAAACTAGCAGAAATAGATGGTGAACGTAGAATATTAATGGGTGCTTTATTAATACCTAACAAGCCAATATACAGACGTAATGGCGAAGATGAGTACTATATATATTTTTCAAAAGATACTGTCTTAAAAGCATCCCAGATGTATTTAATGAATAGTAAACAAAACAACTCAACACTAGAACACCAACACGCTATTGAGGGTTTAAGTTTAGTTGAAAGTTGGATAGTAGAGGATAAGGTACACGATAAAAGCGTTAAGTACGGAATGGATTTACCTTTAGGTTCTTGGGTTGGTTCTGTTAAAGTAAACAACGACCAAATTTGGAATGAGTTTGTAAAGACTGGTAAAGTAAAAGGGTTTAGTATAGAAGGCTATTTCGCTGACAAAATGGAACGTCCTAAAGAGCCAATTAACGATGAGTTATCTAAAGAGGATTTAATGGTACAAGAAATAATAAACATCATAAAAGAAAGCGAAAACAATGGGTAGGTGGGCGAAAATGTTTACGCCAAGTAAAACAAGCCCTAGAAACGGTCGCAGAGGTTGTTTATGTAGGGATAGGGATGCTTATTCTATTGAATGCTGTAACGGTGATATAATAGCACAGGGTATTGGTTCTATTTCTAAAAACGAGAATTCAAATTAATAAATAAATATAAAATGAACAATTTAAAAAAAGTTTACAAACACTTATCAACTCCTATTAAACAACTAAATAAAACAGAGTTGACGAAACAAAAAGTAGAGTTAGGTATTATTGATGATTTAAACAAGGTAGATGGCTTATCTAAAACCTTAATTAAGGAACTTAAAGATGGAACTGATTTAGTTGCTAGACAAGAAAAATTGTTACCAAGTCGGTTTAAAGATTTTAAAAAGGCTATCGATAATGCTAGCAAATTAAGAAAGAAATTTTTTGATATAGAAGATAAATACAAAAGTGCAAAACAAGAAAGCGATAAAGCAGATAAATTAGAAGAAGGAGCATCTAGAAGCTTTCAAGATTTGAAAAAAGTTGTTGAAAAAAATAAAAAAAAGAACGAGCCTAAAATAAAAGAAGCTAGGAAAAACATTGCTTTACTAGATAAATTTATTGATAACGCTGAAAAAATGGCTAAAGAATTAGGTGTTAAAATACCTACAAATAGTTATCTTAAAACTTTGCAATCATTAAGGAAACTAGTTCAAAATGCAAATTAAATAAATCTAAATTATATATAAATATGAAATCAAACAACGTGATTGAAAAAATCAAAGACGTTCTAAACCTTAACGAAGAAGTTAAGTTAGAACAAGCTAAACTAGACAACGGAACGGTCATTGAGGCTGATTCGTTTGAAAGTGGCGTGGAAGTGTTTATCGTTACAGAGGATGAGAAAGTGGCATTACCTATTGGGAGCTATAATCTTGAAGACGGTAAAATATTAGTAGTAGCCGAAGATGGCGTTATTGCTGAAATCAAAGATGCTGAAGCTGAAGAAGAAGTTGAAGAAACTGAAGCAGAAGAAGTTGAGGTTGAAGCGGCTGAAGAAGAAGAAATGGGATATGCTACTAAAGAAGAGCTAGCAGAGGTTAAAGATATGATTGAAGAAATCAAAGCAATGCTAGAACCAAAAGAAGATTTGAGCGAAGACTTAGGCAACCTTTTAACAGAAGAATTAGCTAAGCACGAAAGAGTGGAACTAAACGAAGTACCTGTTGAAGTACAAGCTGAATTAAACGAGCCAAGTGCTGAGCCAATCGTATCAAATCCAGAAGGAAATAAATCTATCTCTAAATTTAGTGTTTCTAAAAACAGAAAAAGCACTACTATTGATAGAGTAATGGCAAGATTAAATAATTAATAACAACTAAAAACTAAATAAAATGAGTGTATCATTAACAACAACTTATGCAGGTGAATTTAGTGGCAAATACATTGCTGCTGCTTTACTATCTGCTGACACTTTGGATAAAGGGTTAATTACCGTAATGCCAAATGTAAAATTTAAATCTGTAATTCAAAAGGCTGCAACTGATGACATCGTAAAAGATGCTTCTTGTGACTTCCAAACAGATGCAGGAACTTTAACTTTAACAGAAGCTATCCTACAACCAGAAGAATTTCAAGTAAACCTTGATATTTGTAAAAAAGACCTTCACGACTCTTGGGAAGCTGAGCAAATGGGCTTTAGTGCTTTTGATAATTTAGCACCAAGTTTTGCTGATTTCGTAATCGGACACGTTGCTTCTAAAGTAGCTGATAGAACAGAAAAGAATATCTGGTCAGGAGATACAGGAACTAGCGGACAGTTTAACGGTTTCGGAACTTTATTAGATGCTGACGGAGATTTACCAGCAGGACAAGATTTAACAGGTGCTGCTATTACATCGGCAAATGTTTTAGATGAATTAGCTGCTGTAACAGATGCTATTCCTACGGCTGTTTATCTTTCTGATGATTTATATATCTATGCTGCTTCTGATGTAATTCGTGCTTACACACGTGCTTTAGGCGGATTCCAATCTGGTGGACAAGGTGCAAACGGATACGAAAACAAAGGAAACAACCAATCTTTAGGTTCTTTATTCTTTGATGGAATTCCAGTAGTAGCTGCAAGAGGTGCTGCTTCAGGAACAATTATCGCTGCTGAAAAAGGAAACTTATTCTTTGGAACAGGTCTATTAAATGACTTGAACGAAGTTCGAGTGATTGATATGGCTGAAAATGATGGCTCACAAAATATTCGTGTAGTAATGAGATTCACTAGTGGCGTGGCTTATGCGCAAGTAACTGATATTGTTTTCAGAAAAACAGTATAATAATTAACTAATCAAATTTAAAGGGGTGGGTTCTGCCTACCCTTTTTTATTTAAAAAACTTTAAAAATATGGGATGCTTAATAACTAGCGGACGTAAAGTGCCTTGTAAATCGGCAGTAGGTGGAATTAAGACCATTTACTTTGCAGATTACGGTACTTTAGGAGATGCAACAATCGTAGCAGGTGAAATAACAAACCTAAGTGGTAACGCTGTATTTTATCAGTTTGATGTAAAAGGTAACAGTTCAATGGAAACCGCTATCACTTCAAGCCGAGAAAACGGAACAACTTTTTACGATACTACACTAAATATGACTTTAACCTTTCAAGATGTAGCTACACAAGAACAACTTAAATTAATCGCTCACGCACGACCACACGTAGCTGTTGAAGATTACAACGGGAACTTCTTTTTTGTAGGTCTTGAAAATGGTGCTGAGGTAAACGGTGGTACAATCGTTACAGGTGCAGCAATGGGAGATTTAACAGGATACACTTTAACGCTGAATGCACAAGAAACTGCACCGCCTTACTTTATTGACTCTGAAGAAATCTTAACAGAAACTTCACCAGTGCAAATTGACCCAACGGCTTAATTAGTACTTTTACTTATAAAACTGGGTTATCTTAACGGATAGCCCTTTTTTTATATCTACACAATACAAAATATTTGTTTTTTATTTATATATTAATATGAAGTTGATAAACACAAGCGGTAATAAAACCTTTAAGATAATTCCAAGAGAATTTACGGTGGGTACTTTGAACCTAAAATTGACTAGCGAAAGTACAAATGTTTCTATTACGGTTGATGCTACATCGGTAATTGATGGTAATTATATTTCTTTTGATGCTGTTTTCGGTGCTTTAACTGAAAGCGATTTTTATATTTTAGATGTTCTTTATTCAAATAATATAATTTATAAAGATAAGATTTTTTGCACAGACCAAGCAATTAACCAAAGTAATGATGAATATTACAGCGTAAATAAAGACCAATATATAAGTGAAGAAAGTTCGGATAACGAATTTATAATAATATAAATATGAACGATTTAAGAATAGTAAATTTAAGTACCTACACAACACCAGATATTGTTGAGAAGTCCAATAAAGAGTGGGTTTCTTATGGCTCTGATAACAATTATTTTAAGTACTTAATTGACCGATATAATGGTAGCCCAACAAATAACGCTATTATAAACGGTATTAGCGAAATGATTTACGGACGTGGACTTGATGCTTTAAATTCAAATAAAAAGCCTGAACAATACGCTAAAATGATTTCTTTGTTTCATAAAGATATGGTTCGCAAATTGTGTTATGACCTTAAACTTATGGGGCAATGTGCTATGCAGGTGATTTATTCAAAAGATAAAAAAACTATTGCACAAGTTGAACATATTCCAGTTGAAAATTTAAGAGCCGAAAAATGTAACGACAAAGGAGAAATTGAAGGATATTTTTACGCAGACGATTGGTCTAAGGTTAAGAATGTAGGTCAAACTACTAGGATACCAGCTTTTGGAAGTAGTAAAGAAAATATAGAAATTATATATGTTAAACCCTACAGAGCTGGATATAAATATTATTCAAGTCCAGATTATCAAGGGATTTTAAATTGGTGTGAAACAGAGCAACAAGTGTCTATATACCACCTAAACAACACTGTTAATTCTTTTAGTCCGAATACTTTAATACAGTTTAATAACGGAACGCCAAACGCAGAAGAACGTCAAGCATTAGAAAACCGTATAACAGAAAAATTTACTGGTACATCTGGTTCTAAATTCATTTTAGCTTTTAATGATAATTCAGAAAGTGCAGCAACTGTTGAAACGTTGCAAATAAGTGAAGCACATAATACTTACCAATATGTGAGTGATGAATGTACTAAAAAAATAATGGTAGGACATAGGGTTGTTAGTCCTATGCTTTTAGGCATTAAGGACTCAAGTGGACTAGGTAATAATGCAGACGAATTAAAAACAGCTAGTACATTAATGGATAACACCGTTATAAGACCATTTCAGATGCTTTTAATAGACGCTTTTGATTCTATACTAGCTTACAACCAAATGAGCCTTAAATTGTACTTTAAAACGCTTCAACCGTTAGAATTTACAGACTTAGAAAACGTTGAGGATGCAGAAACAAGGGAAGAAGAAACTGGGGTTAAACTTAGTCAAGAATTACCGAATGATGTAGGTAGCAAAATAGCTGATGAATTAATCGACTTAGGGGAGAGTGAAGAAGAACTACTAGAAGGATATGATTTAGTAGATGAGAGCGAAGTTGATTATGAGTTAAACGATGAACTTGATGAAGTTATAACAGACTTAAACGCCGAACCAGAAAAAGAAGAAACTACATTATCTAAAATATGGAATTTTGTAAGTACTGGAACTGCAAAACCAAACGCAAAAAGTACACAAGACGGTAAGTCAAAACAAGATAGTCAAAAAGGCGTTGAGTTTTTAGTACGTTATAGCTATGCACCAGAAAAAGCTGGGTCAAATAGCCGACAGTTTTGTTCTAAAATGATAGGTGCAAAAAAGGTTTACCGTAAAGAGGACATTGTATCAATGGGTAAAAAATCTGTAAACGCTGGGTTTGGTAAAGGTGGTTCTGATACTTATTCTATATGGCTATATAAAGGCGGTGCAAGATGTAATCATAAATGGTTCAGAAAAACCTACCAAATTAAAAACGGTGAAAAAAGCCAAATAACAAGCGGTCAAGCAAAAAGCAAAGGTTTTAAAGCACCAAAGAACGCTCAAAAAGTACCAGTAGCACCAAAGGATATGAAGTATAAAGGTTATACCGCTGAATATTGGAACAAAATGAAATTCAAAAACTAAATGGCAACAGCATTATTTATATCAAGAACTGACTTAGTACGGAATTCTATCTTAGATGGGAATGTTGATACTGACAAGTTTATACAGTTTATTAAACTAGGTCAAGAAATTGACATACAAAACCTACTAGGGACTGATTTATACAACCGAATAAGTACGGATATTGAAAACAGTACTTTAACAGGCGATTATTTAGCACTTGTAAGCGACTATATACAACCAACCTTAATATGGTTTGCACAAGTTAATTATATTCCATTTGCGGCATATCAAATCAAGAATGGCGGTGTGTTTAAACATTCAAGCGAAACCGCAGAAAACGTTAATAAAAACGAAGTTGATTATTTAGTGGGCAAAGCTAGGGAATACGCTAACTATTACAGCACTAGATTAGTTGACCATTTATGTTTTAATCAATCTAAGTTCCCAGAATACACAAGCAACACAAATGACGATATAAGTCCAGATACTGACACAGTGTTTAATGGATGGGTTTTATGAAATATAAAGTAAAGAAAAAAAACTTAAATAAGTTAGTTGCTTATTTAAAAAAACAAAGCAAACCTTTAATAAGGAAAAAAGATAATGGAAAATCCTAAATTAGCATTAATACCAAGCGGATATAAAAGCGGTAAAGTTTATTCAATTTTACCTGTTAATGGCGTAGGGGATTTTGATTTTAGTAGAAATACTGAATCTTCAAGAGTCAATAAAGAAGGTTTAATTGAAACTGTTAATAATAACGTACCAAGATTAGATTGGTTAAACAGCGATTGCCCTAGTTTGTTATTACAACCGCAAAGGACTAATTACGTAAATTATTCACAAGACATTACACAATCTATATGGAATAAAAAAAATATAAATTACGATAGTAATGTGATTGACCCAAGTGGTAACACAAATGCTTTTAAAATATATCCAAATACAACTTATGCAGAGCATTACCTTGAACAATCAAATCTAGCCACCACGCAAACCACATATATTGGTAGCGTATTTATTAAAGATGGTGGTACATCAGTTTTTGAAATTATAATCGTTCACGTTGGAATTGGTTCGGCAATTTCAAGAGCTACATTCACAATTACAAACGGAGTTGTAAATTTTAATACTTTAGACGGGGTTATTCAAAGCGTAAATATCAAAGACTTTGGTAACGGTTGGTATAGATGTGAATTAAAATATAATTTTTCTAGTTCTGTATCTTCACATAGGATAAGAGTTTTACCTAAAAATAATGCTCAATATGTAGGAGATAATTTTAGTGGGGTTAATGTTTACGGTATTCAAGTAGAACAAGGAAGCTATCCAACAAGCTATATTAAAAACTCAACATCGGGTATAGTAACAAGACAAGAAGATGAGTGTATAAACGGAGGCGATGCTGATTTATTTAGTAGCAATGAGGGTGTTTTATATGCTGAAATAAGTGCCTTAGCAGATGATTTAACTTTTAGGGTTTTATCTTTAAGCGATGGTACTAATAATAATACTATCAAGTTTGGTTTTAGAAGTGATAGCAATAGAATATATACAGAAGTTAGAAGCAATGCATCTTCACAAGTATTTTTATCTTACGATGTGTCAGATATAACAGATTTTAATAAAATAGCTTTAAAGTACAAGGTTAATGATTTTTCTTTGTTTATCAATGGCGTAGAAAGAGCGACAGATATAAGTGGAAACGTTCCGATTGGTTTAAATACATTAAACTTTAATAGAGGTGATATTAATAATAAATTTTACGGAAACGTTAAAAGCGTTGAAGTATATAAAGATGCATTAACAGACTCAGAATTGCAAAAATTAACAAAATAATAAAAAAATGGCAAACGAAATGTATTGTAAATCTTGGTGGGGTGATGAAAGTAATAAATTAAGTGTACCTAATTTTCCTGACTGTGGAGATATTCCAATAGGAGATTTTATAATTTCAGAAAATGGCGAATTTATTTTAGCGGAAAATAATGACAATTTAATAATCGAATAAAAATAACAAAATGGCAAACAAAAAATTTAGTGAATTTAATTTAAAGACCGACCCAGCAGACGTTGATTTTGTTGTGGGTTATGATGGCTCAGAAAATGTAAGAATAGACCCTGCAAATTTAGGCGGTACTGTTGCTTTTTTAACACCAGAATCACAAGGAACTGTTAGCAGCGTTAATACACCTACGCCAGTTGCTATGATGGTAAGTGACTGGTCAAATTATGGCACATCAGGGGAAATATATACGAACTCAAGCGGAGAAGCTTTAGTAAGCGTTGGAGATACTTTATCTTTACAAAGTTTAAACGGAAATTACACAACACCCGTTGTTACAGTTTCCAATGTAAGTGGGTTTGGATATATTGAGTTCAATGGTGACTTAGGCTCTACTTCCTTAATGACAGCCGAAGGGTGGTCACAATGGAATAACGATAATCTAAACGCTATAATAAATGTAAGTTCAGTTTTAAGTTTTGTCACAACAAACGGTGTTTTATACGTTACTGAAAGTGGAGTTAATTTTACAGGTAATGGAACGAATACTGTAAATGCAGATTTAAACGTTAATGACAAAATTTATTTAAATAGCATTCCTTTAGTTGATGGAGGTCAAACTTTATACGACCCAATAACTGGTGAATACAACGCATCTGGGAAATTAAAAGAAATAACAGAAAGCGGAAATACAGGTTACAGAATATATAACGAAAATTTCGCTAATTATTACGGAACTATTGGGGATAAGGCTATTGATTTAACACTGCAAGATTATCAACAAAATAGAGGTGCGACAGGGGGTTATTCTGTGGCAATCGGTAAAGGTTGTTTAGCTAGTAATTCTAATTCAACAGCTATTGGTTTTAATGTACAGGCAACAGGAAATACTTCATTTGCTGCTGGTATGGGCGGAAATGTAAGCGGTTATGCTTCTGTTGGAATAGGAGCATCTAATACTGTAAGTGGCAGTAATTCCGCTGCAATCGGTCACAATAACACCGCAACTAGCGGTCAATCTTACGCTTTTGGATACGATAATGATTCAACAGCAACAGATAGTTATACTTTTGGTCGACAAAATACAGCAGGTGCTCAATACTCAACAGCTATAGGGAAAAGCAATAATTGTACAGGAGCTAATTCAGTTTCTATTGGTGTAGATAATGCAATTACTTCACAACAAGCAGTGTCAATTGGTTACGATAATACTTCAACAGGAACTACTTATAACACTATTGCTGTTGGTGCTTATAATACTGTCACTGGTAATGGTGCTATGGCTTTTGGGAATTCTTGTCAAGCTACTCAACAAAGTTCAACGGCTGTTGGGTCAAGTTCTTTGGCTACTGGTTTATTTAGTCTTAGTTTAGGATTTTCAGCGTGGGCAACAGCTAGCAACTCTAATGCCTTTGGTTACAATGCTAGGGCTACTAATGAAAGAACATCAGCTGTTGGGTCTTTTAGTGAGGCTAACGGTTATCGCTCACAGGCTTTTGGATATAGGTCTATTGCTAGTGCATCTGAACAAACAGTAATCGGAACTGAAAACGCTTCAAATTCTGATGCTCAATTTATAATTGGTAACGGTATAAATGGAAATTTATCTAACAGTTTAGAGATTTTATATGATGGAACGGTAGTAATAAAGGACTTACCAAGTTCTAGCAGTTACGCAAATGATGCTCAGGCAGCAGCAGGCGGAGTGCCGATTGGTGGGTTATACAGACACAATCACGATGT